CAGCAACGCTATGGGAGTGGTATGGGCAGGGGGAGTACAGACGGGTACTCGCCGCTTGTGAAGCGTTTCCTGCTCTGGAGTTCTTGGCGATGAGTGCAGATGAGCAGCGAGAAACAATTCCGGACTGCCCTGCATGCGAAGCCTGGTCTATGGCAATGCTGCCTTTAAACGATACCCTTATCGCCTGTGACAGTGCGTTGCCAGACGAAGTTAGAGGCGGTTTGCACCGCATCTGGCAGCTATGCAATGGCCTGACTGAAGACTCATTTCATTGTGGCGATCGGTTGATATTCGATCATCAAGATTGGCAGCCCATCCGTGATTCAGCCACTGATCTGCTCGGGCTGATGGAGCATCCGGAGATAAGCCCTTTTCTGAATGATCTGACAGTTGATTGCCATAACGAGGTCAATGGGTACGTTGCAGCTAAGCCCGAACGTTCTTAACAGGAACGAAACAAACCAAGCCCCGCGCTGGCTTTCCGCCGACTTCGCCGTTTGGTGTGACGTTCAGATAGATACGCTGTTGCATGGGGATATCGGGATCCGCCAAGAGTACGAAGGAGCATGTCGAATATTGGACGAGCGTGAAAAACTCGCCAGCGCCCAGGGGAAAGGGCTGGCAGCTTGGCGCTGGCAAAAGCCTGTGCTTGAGCGACGCGTCGAGCATTTGCTGGAGCAGCTTCAACTGAAGCTGCAGCTCGACGTAGCGTAACCCTCCCGCCAACCCGAAGAACCCCGCCCATGCGGGGCTTTCGTGTTGCCCCCTTGTTGGTGATAAAGTCTCGCCACATATCAACGAGGGAACGACATGAAATTATTCGTAGGGGCGCTGGCCTTGGTTGCGCTGTCAGGATGTTCAACTCCATCAGACTTGATGGCTGGGAAGCCTGTTACGACGCAATTTACGACCAAGGACCCGCGCGCGGTAGCGGTATGCGTGTATCCAGCCTGGCAGGACTACCGCTCCAACGCTGTGATGAGCGAAACCACAACTGGTTATCGAATCGTTGCTGGATCTGATGCTGGACAGACCGACGACGTTTTGGATATCGAGCGCGGGAGCCAGGGTAAGGGCAGCATCGTGAAACATTACCAGCGCGCCGCATGGTCGCAAATTGGGCGCGGTGGGCTTCTGCCGGCCCTAAATAGATGTATTTGAGTTCAACTTAAAAAAGCCGCCTCCGGGCGGTTTTTTTATTCCCGGAGAAAGCCATGTCAGCATTAGCAATCAACTATCAACCAATGACAACAATTCTGCTTTACGGCCAGCTACGCCAGTTCGGTAGATCATTTCGACTATCCGTTCGATCGCCAGCTGAAGCGATCAAGGCGCTATGCGTTCAGATACCAGGTTTTGAGCGGTTTATCTCAAACGCCAAATCGCGCGGGATAGAGTTCGCTGTTTTCCGGGGAAAGAAGGCTCTTGGCGAGAAGGAAGTGGCGTTTTCAGGCGCTGGTGACATTCGAATCGCCCCGATTATTACCGGCAGCAAGCGAGGCGGTCTTATTCAGACCATCATCGGTGCGGTGTTGATTGCTGTGTCTTTCATCCCAGGGTTCCAAGTGCTTGCCGCGCCCGGGATTGCGCTGGCGGCTGGTGGCGTTATCCAGATGCTGAGCCCTCAAGCCAGCGGCCTCAAGACCAGCGCAGCGCCTGAGAACACCCCTGGTTATGCCTTTGGCAGCGCGAAGAACACCACCGCATCTGGTAACCCGGTCCCGCTCTGCTACGGCAAGCGCCGGGTGGGCGGAGCGATCATCAGCGCCGCTATCTATGCAGAAGATCAGATGTAGCGAAACCCGCACCACCACAGCCGGCCATGAGCCGGTTTTTTATTGCCTGGAGAAAAGCATGGGCGCAGCACAGAAGCTCGACATCTACGGTGCCAAGGGCGGCTCCGAGAAGCCAAAAAACCCAACCGAGGCGCCGGACAGCCTGCGCTCTGTCGCTATCGCCAAGATGCTGATCGCTGTAGGGGAAGGTGAGTTCGAAGGCACGCCCACCGCCAAAGACATCTACCTCGACAACACGCCGCTTCAAGACCCCCAGGGCAACATGAATTTCCCGAACGTGAAGTGGGAGTGGCGCACCGGGGCCGTGGACCAGAGCTATATCCAGGGCATCCCATCGATCGAGAACGAGACCACGATCAGTACCGAACTGCGCAGCGGGACGCCGTGGGTGCGGGCCATCAGCAATACCCAGCTTTCCGCTGTGCGCGTCCGCTTTGCGTGGCCTGCGCTTCAGTCCGTGGACTCTGGCGGCAACGTCAATGGCTACCGGATCGAATACAAGGTTGAGCTCGCCACCGACGGCGGCGCCTATCAGCAGGTTCTGAGCGAGGCTGTCGACGGCAAGACCACCAGCCTGTACGAGCGCACGCGCCGTATTGATCTGCCCAAGGCCACCACCGGCTGGCTGATGCGTATCACACGCCTCACCATCAACCAGAACAACAACAAAATCTCCGACACCATGCAGATCGCCGGCTTCACCGAGGTGATCGACGCGAAGATCCGCTACCCAAATACTGCGCTGCTCTACATCGAATTCTCCGCCGAGCAGTTTCGCAGCATCCCGGCGGTGACCGTTGAGACCAAGCTGAAGAAGATGCAGGTGCCGAGCAACTATGACCCGGTGTCACGCACATACTCGGGTGTTTGGGACGGCACATTCAAACAGGCTTGGACCGATAATGCGGTTTGGATGACCTACGACATCACCACGGCCGACCGCTTCGGCCTGGGCCGCCGCATCAAGCCATGGATGGTGGACAAGTGGGAGCTGTACCGCATCTCGCAGTATTGCGACCAGTTGGTGCCGAACGGGAAGGGTGGCCAAGAGCCTCGCTTCATCTGCAACCTGAACCTGCAGAGCAAGGCTGACGCCTGGTCTCTGTTGCGTGACATCTCCACGATCTACCGGGGCATGACTTACTGGGCCCAGGGCCAGGTTTTCACCCTGTCAGATATGCCGCGCGCAACCGACTTCGACTTTGCCTATACCCGGGCGAACGTCATCGACGGCAAGTTCACCTATTCCAGCGCGTCGGAGCGCACCCGGTACACCCGGGCGCTGATCAGCTACGACAACCCGCTGAACAACTACGACACCGACGTCACTGCTGTGACCGATGCAAAGCTCCAGCGGCGCTATGGCGACAATCCGCTAGAAATCAGCGCCATCGGCTGCACCCGCGAATCCGAGGCCCAGCGCCGCGGAAAGTGGGCGCTGCTCACGAACTCGAAGGACCGGGCTGTCACCTTCAAGGTCGGCCTCGATGGGCGCATCCCGCTCCCGGGCTACGTGATCCCGATCGCGGACGAATTGCTTGCTGGGCGGCCGGTGGGCGGGCGTATCTCTGCGGTGAACGGCAAGGTCATCACCCTGGACCGCGACACCCAGGCCAAGCCGGGCGACCGATTGATCCTCAACCTGCCCGACGGCAAGTGCGAGGGCCGCACCGTGCAACTGGTCAGCGGCCGGCAGGTGACCGTGACTGTTGCCTACTCTGTGCCGCCAGAGCGCGAACTCGTTTGGGCGTTGGACGCAGATGACCTGGCCATCCCGCTGTACCGCGTGGTCAGCGTGGCTCGTCCAGAGCCTGGCGTGTTTGAAATCTCGGCCGTCCAGTACGATCCGAGCAAGTTCGCGCACATCGACACCGGTGCTCGTCTGGAAGAGCGTCCTATCAGCGTTGTGCCAATCACCGTCGTGCCGGCTCCGGCCAGCGTCACGCTGACCTCAAGCTTTGCCGTGAACCAGGGCATCGCCATCAGCACCATGAACATCTCATGGCCTGCTGTAGCTGGCGCTGTCGCCTATGACGTGGAATGGCGCAAGGACAGCGGCAATTGGATCAAGGTGCAGCGCACCGGCTCGACGAGCGTTGACGTCACCGGTATTTACTCGGGCGCCTACGTGGCACGTGTTCGGTCGGTGAGTGCGTTCGAGATCTCTTCGATCTGGAAAAGTTCCAGCCTGACCAACCTTGAAGGCAAGACCGGCCTGCCGCCGGCGGTGTCGTCTCTGACCACCACCAGCGAATTGTTCGGGATCAGCATCAAGTGGGGTTTCCCACCTGGTGCGGAGGACACCCAGCGCACCGAGCTGTGGTATGGCCCTGCGAACGACCTGGGCGCCGCAACCAAGCTGGCCGACCTGGCGTATCCGCAGGCGGACTATCGCATGCAGCAGCTGTTGGCTGGCGCAACCCTGTTCTTCTGGGCGCGCCTGGTGGACCGGACCGGCAATGTCGGGCCGTTCTATCCAGTGGCGAACGGAGTGATGGGCCAGGCCAGTTCGGATGCTGGGCCGATCCTGGGGATGCTTGCTGGCAAGATCAGCAAGACTGAGCTTGGCCAGGACCTGATCAGCGAGTTGGACGGCCTGCAGGATCAGATCGACGATCTCGACGCCCTGGGCGGCTATGTCCCAACCCAGGTTTACCTGAAAGGGCAGATGGTGGTGGAGGCTGATCGCATCTACCAGGCGAAGGTTCAGGTTCCGGTCAACAACCCGCCGCCAAACGCCACTTACTGGCTGGACGTTGGTCAGTCGGTGGAAACGGCAAACGGTCTGGCGCAGCAGGTAACCACCAACACCACCGATATCACCAAGCTCGATGGTGTGGTCACGGCCCAGGCCAGCACTACCAATGCACTGCGGGCTTCTGCACGCGACGATAGCGGCAGTGGTGCCAAGGCAGATGCATTGAAGGGGTGGGCAAGCACGGCCGCAATTGTCCAAGAGAGCAAAGTCCGGGCGACAGCCATTGAGGCAGAGGCGACGAAGACCACACAGTTGCAAGCGACTGTCGGTCAGAACACCTCGGCAATTCAGGAAACCTCAAGCGCGCTGGCAAACACCAACGGGCAGTTGCAAACCCTCTGGTCGGTGAAGATGGAGACGACCGCCGGCGGCCAGAAGTACGCCGCATCGTTCGGCCTGGGCCTTCAGGTGGATCCATCCGGGGTGTCGTCGCAATTCGTTGTGCGGGCCGACACCTTTATGTTGCTGAACTTGGCCAGTGGTGTACCTGTGTCCCCGTTTGCTGTCACGGGCGGGCAGACCTTCATAAATGCTGCGTTCATCCAAGATGGCACGATCACCAACGCCAAGATCGGCGCCTATATCAGTTCGACCAACTACATCGCGGGTCAGCAGGGGTGGATTCTCAATAAGGACGGCACTTTTGAGATTAACGGCGTAGTGCCTGGTCAGGGGAGGTCGATCATGACCAATAGGTCTCTTCGTTTTTGGGACGTGAATAACGTCAAGCGAGTTCAGATTGGAGATCTAACCGAATGAGTCATGGTATGCGTATATGGGGGGCTACAGGCAACCTGCAAATCGATGAGAACTCGTTCACCGTCATGGTTGTCTATTCGGCAGTTGTGTCATCAGCCAGCGGTGGTAGAAGTCTCTCTATCACAATCGCTGGCGTTACTCCTGAAACACATTCAGCCGTTTGCATTCCTATTGGCACATACCCTCAAGACCAAAACGCCCAAGACTATCGCGCAGTGCAATATGAGCCTCAGGTAGTTTCGGGCGGGGTGGTCGTTTGGTTTGGAAATAGAACTCAATCAAGCGGTGTTATTGGCTTGGCCCCTCAGCGCCTGCTTGTTATGAGGTATAGGTAATGTCTTATGGGTTCCAGTTTACTAATGCAAGCAATGTGGTGACGCTTGATTCTGAGTTCTCAAGACTGGTCGTTCTTCAGACTGGCAGATACTCAAGTAGTGCCGCGTTTTCTCCAGCGATCACAACCCAAGAGCCGCCGCTTGTATTTGTTCGGCCTGATGCGTCTTCAACTTTTCAGTACGCAACGATAAGCGGTACGCCAGGCAACTGGACCGGGTTCTCGTTCATAAGTGGTGGCGCTGGTAGCTACTTTTGTGCGGCCTTCAAGTCACGGCCCACAGCAACTTAC